CTTCAATAGGGCTCCTTGGGACCAAGGCCTCAGCTCTGGAGGAGGGAATTCCCCATTCAATCAATCCTCTAATAAGAACATTGGTGACAGAGGTTGCATCTTTCCAAGCAGTGAGGATCTCACCTGACAGGTCTGTCAAGACCATAGAGTCAAGGATCCCCTCATACTCAAAGGGCTCTAATGGCATGAGGGATCTCCCATTAACAGCTCTTGATAGAAGCTCCAGATTCTGTCTATACCCTCTACTCTTGATAGATGTATAGTCACCATCGAGCCTCCGAAGATCGTACAGGATTTGATCTCGTTCTACAGCAAGGATAGGAGAGTCCAGATAAGTGTCAAGAAATCTTCCTTTGGTATTCATGATGATTTAAAAGCTTGAGTGGTGACTGTAATATCAATGGAGAAGAGATCAGGTGTCCAATCTTTGTATGGTAAAGTGATTAAACTATGATATTTTCTTTAGTTCTCATAATATGGTCTCCCAGAACCTTAGAATCACAACACTCTAGCTCATTCATCCTCATCATCCAGTTCTTTAATCACTCGATGGATCATATCCATGTTCTCCCAGGGGTTCCCTGATGTGTCAATGGATTCTATTGTATTTGGATCAGGCTTCTCCACTGTCCCTACGACCTCATTGAGAAGCTTCCGACTTCTTTTCTCATTGATATGCAGAGTGATTAGATGAGTCTTGACCTCCTGTAGAGTCTCCTGAATGTACTCATAATACTTGTCAGATGACTTGATACCACTCAAAGATCCTAACGGAGGAGCTAAGTCCTTTGCTCTGACCTCAGTGACAGAACCCTCAGTAGATGCTTCAACCTGATATCTGAGGACAGCGGCCATCTGACATAGCTCATAGAGCTGCTTACCTCGACGAGCATTTTCTGTCATGGCTTCATATCCAGCTTCCATTACTGTATTAACCTTTGACCGCACCGATAAAGCATATTCTGTGTAGGATGACTGATTCCTCAAGATCTTATCGGCATCCCCTGATAGTTGGACTGCCTGAGCTGGGTGAGATGGCCTCCCAGACTTAGCAGTAGGGGGATAAGGCATCGGTGATACAATGATTACAATCGTCGATACAAAGTCACACTGCTTTCAGAGAATCGCTGACTGCCTAATCCAATCCTTCTTTTTAATAATTTGACTCGTCTGTGGTTCTCAATTTGCT